ACATCAGACTCCATCGTTTCAGCTAAAATTTCACTATCACGGGTTACTTGTTTTAATGTTTCATCATCATTAATATCTTTGATATTACGCTTTACTTTAACTAAAGAATCGCTGACACTAGCTAAATCTTCACCATAACCTTCTCTCCACACTTCTTTTGCTACTGCGCTGACTTTTAAGCTCTCTTCCCTCGTTAATCCTAAACCAGCTTGTACTTTCTTATTTGCTTCTTCAAATTGAGACGCATTAACTACTAATGCTCCGACACCTGCCGCTACACCAACTGCGGCTGCTCCAAATCCTTGACTAATTCTTGAGCCAGTATCTTGCATTGTGTTTCCAACTTCGTTCATGCGTTCTCGCAATCTTCCAGAAACATTACCTAACTGTTCCATTCTTTCTTGTGTATCGCCTAATTCATTCCTATAACGATGTAATGCTGCTGAAGCATTATTAAAAGCTGTATCATTTCGAGAAACTTGAGCCGTTAATCGTTGTAAAGCTTGTGTACCTTGCTTGTATTCTTGTTGCAATTGATTGTATTGAGTTTGTAGGTCTTTTGTTTCTTGCGCATTCTTTCCGTATGCCTGCGTACTTTGCTGTATCTCTCGTTCCAACTGTTGCATAGATGTAGCTAATTGCTCGCATTTTTGGCGCATTTCTTGCTGTTTTTGTTGAGATGTCCTTAAAGCTTGCTCATAATGCTTCATCTTTTGCGTTTGCGCGTCTATTTTTTGATTTAAATGATTTGCTTTATTCTCCAGTTGATCCATCTCAGAACCAACACCACGCAACTGTTCTGAAGTATTTCGGAATTCCGCATCGATTCTTTTCAAACTTCTATTAATGCCTGCGATTCCATTTTCAAACTGATCTGTATCCAACCGGACGCGACCGCCGATTGTATTATCACCTAGTGCCATTCAATTCTCACCTACCTTTATAACCATGCGGGAGCTTGGTTTGCTGTAGTCACTCGATTTACTTTTTCCTTTTTCGCTAAACAGGTAAAGTAAAACGCAATATCCATTTCATTGATTTGATTTTGTGTCATTCCTGCATCCATTAATAAGTTATAAATGTTGATTACGATGTCTTGGTATTTGAATTTCTTTTCTTCGGATTCATTTCTAGTTGTTTCATTAACTTTTTTTTCGCATCATCAATCGTTCCCATTACTTTAAGTGCATCATTTAAACGCCCCATAATTGTTAAACAAATAGAATGAATCGTAAGACTTAAAAACCACACATGAGTGCCATCAACAAACTCCTGTGCCGTAAACTGATTTCCATATATACGGGCTACGAAATGAGCCGCTCTTTCAATTGTTTCTTTTGGTACAAGATCTGCTTGTAATTCATCTGCTAATGTGGAAGCTTCAAAAGTAGCTGATCCAGGAATAAACTGTGGTAAATAATAATCTTTTGTACCTTCTTCGTTTTGTAACGTGATTTTCATAAATAATTTCCTCCTAGAAATAAAATAGGGACAGCGTTAGCCATCCCTGAAAATACTTTTATTAAGCTCCTAATGCTACAGGTGGTGTTGGAACTGCTTTAAACCAGTTCGCTGCAACCGCTGCATCAAAACCAACTTCTTCTTCATCTAATCGGTGTCTCCAATTCCCATCAGCACGTTGGATTGCTTTACCTTTAATTTTTGCACTTTGGAATGTCGGTTTGTCTTCTGCTGTTTTATGCTCATCGCTTGGAAGTTCAAACTTCATTTTGTAATAACATACATATAGGTTTTTTCCGTTATCATATGGTAAACGGTATAGTAAAGCTACATAAGGAGGTACATCGCTTGTATTATCAACAACTTGACCTTTTACAACCTTTTTACCTAGCAACTCCGCATAAACAGATAAAGGTAATGTATCAACTTCTAATTCAATTTCCGTTCCTCCAAATGCACTAGCTGTTGCTGCTGGTCCACCTTCAGCATAAAACGTTACTGATTCTGCTTTAGGAGAAGCCTTTCCACTAACTGTTTTACCGATTCGTTTTGGTGTTCCGTAATTGAATTTACCATCTGGTGTTTCTGTTAAAAGCGCGTAATGCAAATCTCTAAAATCAATTGTCATTGCCATATTTCATTTTCCTCCTTAATTCATGATTTCCGTTACAAAACGAAAACCATATCGATAAATTTTTGTATCCATTTCATAATCTGGATAGGTACTTAAACGCTGAAAAGACAGCTTTTTCATAGCTGCCTGAACTGCGTTTTTTAATTGTGTTTTAATTGGTGACATTGACCAGATATCTACTTGATATATAATCTGTGAAGTTTTTTCCTCATTCTCTGCATATAATCCTGGAGATGTATTTAATTCGGAAAAGGTAATCCATATAGGCGTATTGTCATTACCTTTTACAAATTGATATATGAATTGGCCACCTAGCTCAGAGGTAATGACTGCATCTTTACGTAATATATCGAATACGTCTTTATTAAAATTCCTCATCGCCCTGTAACCCTACGCATAAACTCTCTTTCCATTGCTTTCAACACCTCTTTTTCACTCTGAATCAGTGTTTTTTCTGCAAATCCTTTATGTGGTGGATTAGGATTTTTGCTTGTTCCCCAGTTCTGAAACTTCATGTAGAAGTGGGCCGTTCGATCTGTCTTATCCCATCCTATGTTAATGAAATAAGCTCCGCCTTTTTTAACGATTTTACCTTCTTCGATAGCATTTTTAGCGTGTTTCCCATCCCACCACGGTTGCTTGGGTGTCGGTTTATTTGGTTTAGGTCCCTCTGGAGAGCTAATCTCTAACTTTTGTTTAAATACTCCAGCACCCGCTTTTAATGCTTCTTTTGTGATTTTAGGTACGTCTTGACCTAAATTCTCTAATTCACGAATCCATTCTTCTATTCCAAAGATCTCTAACTCTGCCAATTGGATCGCTCCTCACAGATTAAACACATGTCTTTGTGCTTTTCATCGATATCGATTACTGATTTAATTTCGAATAATTTACCTCGATACCGTACACGCATATCAGAATGAACTCCTTTCCGATATGGAATCGTAAAGTTTATTAACTTAATAACAAACTCTGCATTTCCCTTAAAGATTTCAGAATTAAATCCTGAACCTACAGGAGTTTCAGCCTTTGCCCACGCTTTAGAAAAAACTTCCCAACCTGCCGGGAGTGCGTTTCCTTCCTCGTCTTTTCTTTCGGTTTTATGTTCAATCACAATTCTTTTGTCCCTTTTCCCCGGGTTCATACCGTTTCCTCGCTTAATTGAAGCTGTAATACCATACTTTTAATCGTGTAACGCACTTTTTCATCAGCTTGACCTGAAAGATCACGATTGTCGTACCAATTCGTGACTAAAACCAAAGCAATTTTTTGTGACTGCTTTCGGTTTTCTTCAGTGGCATTATAATGCTTACCCACCGCTTTTTTTACATAAATTTCAGCATTATCGATTAAAAGACCTAAAATATCGTCTTCTTCTGTATCCTCTTCTTCTAATCTCAGCCACTTTTTAGCCAAATTTAAATCTAACAGCATGAAACCCCTCCTTATAAGAGGGGAATAGCCCCTCTACTATTAAACAAACGTGATTTCGCCAGTAACAATCGCTTTTTTATCAACAGCTTTTACATCTAAGCGCTCACGTACCTTCATACCAACTAAATCTTTGCCCCACAGGTCTAATGCTTGCTCTGAGAACTCGATGAATAAAGCCTCTCTATCAAAGATAGTAATAGCCTCTTTAAAATCACCAAAATATAATGGTGTTGTCTTCTTCACCGCATCTGTTTTTAATGTTTTATTACTAACAACACGAATTGGATATTTACCAAATAACAGCTTTTGTGTTGTCATTGTTGGGTTTGGTTGAAGAATATATTTACCATCCGTATCTTTTAATTTATCAAGATAATTAAAAGCATCTTGATTCATGATCGCACTTGATGTTGGCTCAATACCTGGATCAAGCTTCACATTAAAAATATCCTTTAAATCGTCAACTGTTTTAACCGCTACCTTTGTGGCACTGAAATTATCGGTTAAAGCTTTTAAAATTAAAGCATTACGAGTAGCTTTAGATTTTTTAAATGTCCATTTTTTAATGTAAGCTTGAATATTTTCTGCCGTATCTGCAAGTAATTCTTTTGAAAACTTCAAGATACCACCTTTTTTCTTAACGCTATATTGAATATCTTCAAACTTCGGTGCTTCCAACAATGGAAAATCTGCTGCCTCATCCACATTGTCAAACGGGATATATTCTGCCTCTACTTCAATAACTCTAGATCCAGTTAATGTAGAAACAGACTCAACATTTACGTAATTTTCAAGTGCATCTGGACCACTACGACGTAATTCTTTAATAGCTGTACGAATATCTTTTGGTACAGTTAAACCGCCATCAGATGGCACACCTTCAGTCATAGTAGTTGCATTCAATACCTCTTTTTCGTCCTCAGATAGTTTATGTTTTCCTACAGCTGCTTTCATTGCATTAACAAACGCCTCATTAGGCTGTACTGTATTTGCTTGTGGTTGAGGAATTGGGTCATTTGGAATATTATTTACTTCTTCTTCATACAAAGCTGAAGCGATATCGAACTCCTTCTGTAAATCCTTAATTTCATTTGTAAGTTGCTCCGCTTCTTCCAGCTTTTTTTGAGCTAAAAGTTCTCGTGCTGCTGCTTTCTTATTTTGAATCTTAGCTAACAATTCTCTTAATTCTTTTGGCATTTTGCTTCCTCCTTAAAATTGAGCAATAAAAAAAGAGTTAGATCAAATCTATCTCTCTCAGCAATTTATTAATTTTTTCTTGTTCAGCATTTCGAGGTGATTCATTCTTCGGTTCTTTAAAAGCTTTCGGTGTATTCTTATACTCATTAAAGAGATTACTTGTACAAGCTACCGCTGTGTTTTCTGCTACTACTTCAATATTGAAATACTCACTTGCTTTCAGACCATTTAACCACGTCTCATTTTGTACCATTTCTCTTATTTCTTCGATGTCTACGCCTTCTTTTAGATTATCCTTATATACATTGATAATCCCTTCTTCAATTGCGTCTAAATCATCCGCCATTTTTCTAAAATCATTCGCATTACCATATGTGCCATTCCAAGGTTTATGGATCATCAAGTATGCATTCGATGGAACTATCAACTTATCTCCAGCAAATGCAATCACTGAAGCAATCGAACCCCCAAGCCCATCAATGTGAACTGTTTTATAGCCTTCATGACGTTTAATCATATTATAGATGGCCATCCCTGCAAAAACAGATCCTCCACCACTGTTAATATAGATATTTAAGTCTTTCCCTTTAACACCATCGAGGATATTCCTTACATTCTCAGGGTATTGATCTTCATCTTCCCAAGCACCCCACCAAGAAGAGACAATGTCACCATAAAAATAAAGGGATGGTGTATCCTCAGTTTGGTTTTTAATCTGCAACCAATCCACCTTCATCACCTCCTTTCTGAACTGATACTAGTGGAACATAGTTTCCATTACACATTAATTCATCTCCACCTTCTTTACGTGGCAAATCTACAAATTCTCGCGCTTCATTAGGTGTGTAAATGGCGTTGTTCACCCCTTTTGAGAGTCCTTCCATTTGTATCGCAAAATCAGCACGTAAAATGCCATTAACATTAAATTTACAGCAATAACCACTTTGGAATTCATCAGTAAGAAGGAGTTTATAACTCATTTCTTCCTCATAATGTTTCAAAATATATAAAAGGGTATCTACGTAAAATGAACGCTGCTGCGTTTCAACATTTGCATAGTTACCCTTATCATAGTTATTTACTTGTGCCGGCTTAATCCCAAAAGCTCCGGCCACTTGAAGTGCCGTGTACTTATTGATTTCTAAGAATTGAGCATCAGCCATATTCACATTCAACGGTGTAAGTTGAAATCCTAATGGAAGAGGAACTATTCTTCCCGCGTTTTTCAATCCATTACTAAACTCTTCAATCTTTGCTGCCATTTTCCTTGCTTTTTCCTGATCTAAATCACCAGTATACTGTACAACTGCTTTCCCCATTAAACCATTCGAAAAATAGTTACTAAGATACAAAGCCCACTTTGTATGTTTTCAATTGAGACTTTTAATATATCCTTTACAGCTAAACCGGTAATTCCATCTAACGATAATGATGTTTTAAAATGCATGATCTGATCAAAACGAAATCTATATTGCTTACCGGATTTATTATCTCCCCAGATATACCAAATAGCGTTTTCTTTTTGGAAAGCTCCTGCATTATCAATCCATATTTGCACTTGTTCACTTGGTAAAATCCATAAATCCTTTACTTTCGTCTTATCTGTATTGATATAGACATATGCATTACCATAATGGTTTTTATTCGCTTCAACTGTGGACCAAAAAGTGCTTGATGTCATGTATGGATTAGGTCGCATTTTTAAAAGTGTATATAAACTATGATCTGTCGCCTTCTCAAGTCCTTTGTTTGTATCCTTATACAATTTCAAAGGTAATTTCCCTACACTTTCAGACAGTAACCTCAAACAAGTAAAATAAGTAATCTCACTTAATTTATTTTTATTTACACTTCCAATATCAATGCCTAACATCTTTAAAAACTCGTCTGAGTCTAAGGCTACAGAGTTCTGAACTTTCTTAGGTTTAATTTTGTCGAGCCATTTCCACATGTATTCACCTCCTTTACCAACCCCATGTATTAAGATTCTCATCCGTAACATATTGACTCAGATTTAATCCTACTTCACCTTTCATTGCCATCTTGTGTGCATCGATAACAGCATCAATTGGGTCAATTCTTTTTTCTTTTAAGTGCTTATCAATTTTGATTTCACCGAAACTATTTGATACTGTTTTGGCGTTTGCTACACTCCATGTTAACAATTTATTTTTACGATTGTATTGAACATTCTCCGCTTCAACTTCCAATCTAAAATCAATTGTAGCATCGTTTAAATTCTTCGCGGATTGAACAATCATAATGCTGTTCCAACCAAGCTCTTCAAGATCACTTAAAAAGGCATCTGCATTATGCGGATCGTAGGCTATTACATTTACAATCAAGTCATAATCTTCTACAATCCGTTTTAAATAAGCAATTATATATTTATAATCCGTTTTAATGCCCCCTAGCGTCTCTGTAACGGTTAACAATCCATCTCTAACCCAAATATCATATGGAGCGTTATCCGTCTTTATATGCTCCGCCACACGATTTTTAGGGATAAAACTGTGCGAATGAACAAAGTAATTCTTCTCTTCTTCTTTTAAATATGGGAAGACAGCCCCTAAACTCGTTAAATCACCGCCACTAGATAAATCGAGACCTATATAAC